TGCATACAACGAAGCATGGACTAGTGTGTTTCGTAGCGGGTCGTTTGAGTATTCACTGATTCGTGCTGTCAATCTTGGATATGACGCTGACACTGTAGGTGCTGTCACTGGCATGATTGCTGGCCGCTTGTATGGATACAGTTCCATCCCTCAGCGGTGGCTTGACAAGCTGGTGCAGCATGACGAGTTGATGGCTATGGCTAACGACCTGTACGACCTGTACAAAGGAGACTGATGTGTCTGTGAAAGTGACAAGCGATGGTGCTGCTGTCGTTGATACAGAATATTTCTGGATACCTGTAGACAAGGACACACCTCGTGCTGTAAAGCTACAGCTGTTGGGCAAGGGCGGTGTAGCCATCTACGCCAACTACAACGGTGATAGTTTCTGGACACACTGGTGTCCTCTACCAAAGAAAGGTTGAATAATGATTTTGCCACGTTATCTCATAGCTGTAACCCGTAGCACACCAACCTCGTATCGCTACAACCCTCCAGCTGATGCGTCAGCTGCTGGTGTAGTGAAGAGGACTTCTTGTGGCACAGACTACGAGGCTGCTGTTGCTTATGCAAATAAGAACAATGCAATCCTTGATCTGTGGCGTAAGGAAAATCGCTACTTAAAAGATCTGTCTGACAAGTCAAGGCTTGAAGACTTAACGAAGTCTTATCTGAATAGCATTGGCTACAAAGCTTTGTCTGACAAGAGCAAGACTGACTATGTGTATTACATGAAGCAGTGGTATCAAGACAACACTGTTGCTCAGACGCTGCTTAAGACAAGGCTGTGTGACATTGCTACACCGATGTGTCAGCGCATCTATGACAAGCATGCAGAGAACAGTGTGAGCCTTGCCAATCACACGCTGGCTGTCTATCGTTTGTTGTTTAGCTTTGCCATTCGTAATGGCTTCACTAAGCACAACCCCTTCACTGAGGTAAGCAAACGACAAGACAAACCACGACGAGTTGTGTGGGAAAAGAGACACATCAAGAAGTTTATGGATGTTGCCTTCAGTAAATATGAGTGGCGTAATGTTGGACTGCTGGTGTACATGGCATACTCATGGGGTCAGCGCTTGGGTGACATGAGGTTGTTGACATGGGACAACTATGATGCTGACACAGGGGTGATGAAGCTTGAGCAGAGCAAGCGTAGGGCAAGGGTGGAGATCCCAACAGGCACAGGCTTGAGGGAGATGCTGACACAACAAAAGGATGACATTGGTTGGCAGAAATACATTGCCCCTTCACCAGTGAGTGATGGTAGTGGTGGCTTCAAACCATTCACACTATTACAACTGGCAAAGCAAGGCAAGATAGTCATGAAAGCTGCTGGTGTGCCAGAGTATTTGAAGATGATGGACATGAGGCGCACAGCGGTGACTGAGATGATTGAAGCGGGTGTTCCTTTGACTAACGTGATGTCTGTTACAGGACATGCAACAACACACAGTCTTACACCTTACATTAAGAACACACTTAAGAGTGCATCTGTTGCACAAGGAATGAGGGATATGATATGAACGAAGAAGACAAATCAACTCACTGGGAAACTGTACAAACACAATTGGTGTGGGCAACTTGGGCGTTTGTTGCTGTCGTAATTATTGGACTGATGTTGGGCTTGGCTTATGTAATTGGAAAGATATTATGAAAAAGCTTTGGACTACTACACTTGATGATGTTGAACAAACTGTGATGCGTTGCGGTGATGAATCACAAGTGGTTGCCGGCAAGGGATACAACAGCCCCGGTCAAGTGCTGTGCCACTTAGAGAACACAGGTAGTGGATACATCGCATACTTCCCTGCTTATGGTTGCACGGAGCAAGACTATTATGTATGCCTAGACTATGCACAGGCTTATGAATTGGTGTTGGCTCTGTCAGCATTCAAGAAAGAGTTGGGGTTTACGGAGTGACACCGCACTACTGCCCTGTTGAGAAGAGCAGCATGATGATCAGTGGAAGCTGTGACAAGCAGGATAGATGCACTCACGGCGTTTGGGCTGCTGACCATTGCTACAAGTGCGCCTTGGCACAGCCAGAGCAGGAGCCTGTAGCGCGGCTGGCTTGGGTTCAAGACTTCGGCTCTATGCTGCACTTGCTGGACGCTGGACGCAAATTACAAGACGGAAATCATTACCTATACACATCACCACCACAGCGCGAATGGGTAGGGCTGACAACTGACGAGGTGTTTGAACTTGCAGCTTACTACTATGAAGACAAGGTGGTGCAAGTGGAAGAGGTCATTGAAATGGCAGAAGCCAAGTTGAAGGAGAAGAACAAATGCTAATAGATGTATCATTATTAAAAGAGAACGAGGACGGTAGCGCTGTCTATTCCTTCGATCTGTCAGAGGATGTGAAAGATGTCTTCGTTCGCTTCGGTATAATGCATGCCATCAAAGCAAGTATCGAAGCAGCTAAGGAGTTGCATCCAGACTTTGACAATGAGTGGACACCTGAAGAGGACACAGCATATCGTCCGAGTAAATTGGAACAAGGCGCTGAACAGGTAAAGCTGTCTGACCAACAGCTACGTGACATGTGTGTGCTACATGGCTGGGATGATTCTTACCAGTCAATGAAAGCATATCGAACTGTTGAAGCTATGTCGCTTCACATCAACTCACTGGAAAAATAGAACATGTCAACATGGTTGATAGCCGTTATAGGCGTAGTATATTTAGTCATTGCTGTTGATCTAATCATCAAAGGTAATGTAGGGCTGGGCGTCACCTTCATAGGGTATAGCTTAGGCAATGTAGGTTTGTGCATAGCATCAAGGAGTGTATTGTGAGCGAAGTTAAATTGGTATGGGCAACCCCTGATCTTGATGATCACCTAGCATTCATTGCGCGGGTTAGCAACCCCGACAATCAAAGCAATCCAAAGAAGGAAGGACTGTTCAAGTTCATGATGCGCGAGGGGCATGTCAGTCCCTTTGAAATGTGCAACATGTGTGTAGAGATCACGACAACCCGCGACATTGCGCGACAAGTATTGCGACACAGAAGCTTTAGCTTTCAAGAGTTTAGCCAGCGCTACGCTGACACATCTGTGTTGCCTCCTGCTGAGCTACGTGAATGCCGCTTGCAGGATGTGAAGGACAGGCAGAACAGCATTGCTGTCAACGATGCTTTGCTTGAATCAGAGTGGGCTAGGTTGCAAGATGAGGTTGCTGACATATCAACTCTCAACTACACTAGAGCGTTGAGTATTGGCATTGCTAAAGAACAAGCGCGAGCATTGCTGCCAGAAGGACTTACCACTAGCCGCATGTACATGAACGGTAACATGCGCAGCTGGATACACTACCTCAACAGCCGCTTGCACAGTTCCACTCAGAAGGAACATCGCATCGTAGCTCAACAGGTGCTAGATGTTATGCGACAATCTGCACCTCTCACCACTGCTGTATTCTTTCCAAAGGAACAAGCATGACCTGTACATGTAACGCTGACAATCCCTTTCTGTGGAACGTCAACCGCAGACCATCATCGTTTGCTAGTGACCCCATGTACAAGGCTAAGCTTGTGAGTGGTAAGTCAACAGGCCAGCTTATGACTGAGGTGGTTAAGAAGAAGCGTGAAGAGAACGCCAATCATGGCACTGTCTATGGGTTGAGCAAGGACAGGGATGCCGCAATGCTTCGCAACAAACTGTTCCAGATATTTAACAAGAATATTACACATGGCATTCGTAAAGATACACACTAGATGTGAAGGCTGCGGCAGCAGTGATGGGTGTGCCATTAATGAAGACACCTCCCGCTATTGCTTTGCCTGTGCAACATACACCCCACCAACTGATGAGAAAGAATACAACGTGATTGATGTAGAAATTAAAGTGCCGGACATGAGCTTTCTCAAGAGCTACACCAATGGCAATGCTGTGTCTGTTGTCGATAGACGCATTACTAAAACAACGATGGAACGGTTTGGTGTTGTTCGTGAAGGTGACAAGTATTACTTTCCCTACTACGACAAAGACTTGCAGCTTGTTGCAGCTAAGGTTAGAGGTGTCAAGGACAAGAGCTTTCTAGCTGCTGGTGCATGGTCTAAGGGTACGCTGTTTGGACAGAACCTATTCCCCACTGGTGGCAAGTATGTCACTGTTGTTGAGGGAGAGTTTGACGCACTGGCTGCATATCAAATGACTGGCTCCAAGTGGCCTGTTGTTTCCATTCGCACTGGTGCTGGCTCAGCTGTTGGTGATTGCCGTGCCAACTATGAATACTTGAACAGCTTCGACAACATCATCATTTGTTTTGATGGTGATGCTCCCGGCATCAAGGCTGCTAAAGAAGTGGCTGAGTTGTTTGGTGCGAAGTGTAAGGTGTTCAAGCCTGTTGCTGATTACAAGGATGCTTGTGATTGGTTGTCTGATAGCAAGGAAGCTGGATTCGTTGATCGCTGGTGGAAGGCTGAGTCATTCATCCCTGATGGTATTGTTGCTGGCAGTAGTTTGTGGGACGCTGTGTGTACACCAATGGCCCCGTCTGATTGCAACTACCCGTGGGAAGGCTTGAACGAAATCACATATGGCATTCGCTTTGGTGAGCTTGTGACAGTGACAGCTGGTAGTGGGTTGGGTAAGAGTCAAGTGTTGCGTGAGGTGGTGTGGCATATCTTACAGAAGACGAAGGACAACATTGGTTTGATGTTCCTTGAAGAGAGTGTTCGTAAGACAGCGCTGTCGATGATGAGCTTGGCTGCTAATGCACCGCTGCATTTACCAGACTCTGTTGTGTCAGATGAGGAACGTGAACGAGCATTCTCTGAAACACTTGGCACAGACCGATTGTTTTTGTTTGATCATTTCGGTAGCACATCAATTGAGAACATTGTCAATCGTGTACGCTACATGGCAAAGGGCATGGGTTGCAAGTATGTGTTCCTTGATCACCTGTCGATCATCGTCTCAAGTCAAGACAACGGCGATGAACGCAAAGCCATTGATGAAATCATGACGAAGCTTCGTATGCTGGTGCAAGAAACAAACATTGCTCTCATCATTGTTAGCCATCTGAAACGTCCGTCTGACAAGGGTCATGAGGAAGGTGCTGCCACTTCACTAGCACAGCTGCGAGGTAGTGCAGCCATTGCTCAGCTGTCTGACATGGTGATTGGACTTGAGCGTAATGGTCAGTCTGATGATGAGATCGAACGCAACACTACGAAGGTTCGTGTTTTAAAGAACAGGTATAGTGGACAGACTGGCCCTGCTGGTCGCTTGCATTACAACAAGCACACTGGTAGGATGCTGGAAGTTGAACCCGAACCAGATGGAGAATTGCTATGACAGATACATTTAAACAAGACATTGTTGATATCATTGACTACTACAGTGCCAGAGCAGAAATGTTTGAGCAGCTTGCAGATGCTATTCATTGGTTTGAGAAAGATCAAACTGAAGATCGTATGTGGCGGTGTCTCTTTGAACATCAATTGAGAAAAGATGAAACAGAAGAAATGTTCGATGCTTTCAGCCACGATACATTGTCCGTCCTTGTTGGTGCATTCGGTGTGAAGCTGATCATTAATGGTACCTTAGATGAGTAAGGGCAGCGCACAGCGTCCACGCTCTGTTGCTGATGAAGAGTGGGCTAGCAGATGGAACTCCATCTTCGGCAGAGACAGCATCGAAGAATACAAACAGTCGGTAGATGTTGATGAAGACCTACCTGTTGATACATTAAAGGATGATCATGAGTGACATAGAAGTTTATTGGGATGCCATTAGGAAGAAGTGGCCTACACCACAGCCAGCCTTTCATGATCTTGAGCCTATAGCTCAGTCAATGATTATCCAAAGCGTTAACTTATTGACACAGGTATTAAACATTAGGAGACAGTGATGGTATGGCTTGACAGAACTCTCATCACAGGTGACTATCTTTGTTTGTGTACAACAGAGCAAGAGTTTATAAAAGAACTTAAACGTACAAAGGTTCCTGTGCCGTGGAACAAATGGGTTGATGAGGATGCTCTAGCCACCACTCACTTTCTCATCACAGCAAAGGGTAACAGAGCAACCTTCGTATGTATTAACGATACGGAAACAGAAGGTATCCCTGTTGCCACTTTACTAGTTCACGAAGCAGTGCATGTGGTTCAGGAATACTTCAGGTACATGGGTGAAGAATCTCCAAGTGTTGAGTTTCAAGCATATGCCATACAAAAAGTTAGTGCATTATTAATGTACGCATATTCAGATAAACTATTCAAGGAAAAGTAAATGGATTATGTCTATGATATTGAAACATACCCCAACTGTTTCACATTCACAGCCATCTGTGCCGACTCTTCACGTACCTATGTGTACGAATGTTCATCACGTAAGAACGATGTGTCGCAGTTGTTTGAGTTCTTAGACACGTTGCACAAAAGGAAGGACAGGATGGTGGGCTTTAATAACAAAGGCTTTGACTACCCTGTTCTTCATGAACTGCTTGAGGTGAGGAAGAAGGCTGTGGCTGTGTCAGGCAGGGCTGTGGCTAAGAAGGCATACAAGGTTGCTCAGGACTTGATTGCTGCACAGGCTGGTGAGCATAGCGGCATGCGCATCAAAGAGTACGTCAAGCAGGTTGACTTGTTTAAGATACATCACTTCGACAACAAGGCGAGAGCCACTAGTCTGAAGATGATTGAATTTAATATGAAGTCTGACAGCATTGAAGATCTGCCTTTCCCTGTTGGCACTGAACTAACAGACGCTGAGATAGATGTGTTGTTAAAATACAACATGCATGACGTGTTAAAAACTCTAGACTTTTTTAACATATCACTGAACGCCATTCGCTTTCGTGATGAGTTGTCGAGAAAGTACAAGCGTGACTTCACC